CCGCTCCTGTTTCGTTTGCTGACATGGAGGGACAGTATTCAACTTCTCCTGCCGCTCCTGTTTCGTTTGCAGACATGGAAGGACAGTATTCCAGCGCTCCTGCTTCTAGCTACGCCCCAGCCGCGCAAACTGCGCTTGCCCCCATTGATCAGTTCGGCGGTATGCAACCAGCATTCACAGAAGCCAATTCTTTTGCTACGTTTGTTTCCGGACTTGGCCCAGAGGCTCTAAATAATACTCTTGGGGATATTCTGGAAGCGCATAGACTTCATATGCAGGGTTATTCAAACTAAGGGAACTAAACCATGAAGACACCAAAGTTTATGCCCCACAAAGGCTGCCCAACACCAGCCGCGTGCAAGCGTGAGGGTGTATGCCTTGGCAGGAAATACTCAAAGTAATCTGAAAGGATATCGGTATGGGATACGGAAAAAAATCTAGCGGTATGAAAAAAGGCGGCAAGGGCGGTAAGAAGAAGTAATGGCAAAGGGTCAGAAGCATTACATGCGGGATGGCACTGAGCATAAGGGCGGCACGCACAAAACAAATGGCCGTCTTATGTCTGGCGCGCGCCACACGTCCAACAGCAAATTTCTTTACCACTTAAAAGATTTATCGCCTACCGCGAAGAAAAAGGCTAAGAAGTAATGTGGACTGCGCTGCTTTTACTTTGCAGCGTTGAGGGCAATTGTTTTGCGTTTGGTAGCCCTATTATGCAAAGCGAGAGCGAGTGCATACAGTCTATACCAGACGGGGTGCAATACGCGAAGGTAACACTTCCTCAGTACCGCGTCGTAAATTATAAGTGCGTCCAATGGATTGAAGGAGCATAAGATGCCTAAAGGATTATACAGTAATATTCACGCTAAGAAAAAACGCATTGCCGCTGGATCTGGCGAGAAGATGCGTAAGCCTGGAAGCAAGGGCGCGCCTACCAATGCCGCGTTCAAGAAAGCTGCCAAGACTGCTAAGAAGAAGAAAGCCAGGGCATAATGGCCGATGATCTTTTGACATTTGAAAAGCTAATGCAGGCTGCTTCTATGCCTAGACTGGTCCCCTTTGACCCAAATAAGCATAAGCCTGTTGAGACTGTTGGAGGCTCTAGGGCAACTGAGTATCTTGCTAGTGAGCGTTCACCAGAAGGTAAAGCATGGAACATTCCTCAGATATGGTTTGAGGAAAAGACCGGCAACCCTCGTTTCTTAAAGGGTGACAGGGCTTGGAATGCTGCTGAAGATTACGAGAAGTCTACTGGCCTAAAATTCCCCCGGTATGATACAATTAAGGCCGCTGTGTCTGCTGCTGAAGATCGCAGCAAGAGCGGTGGTGCGTCTAAGAACCCACTTATTGAAGAAAGCCAAGGCGTAATGGCCGATGATCTTTTAACATTTGAAAAGCTGATGCAGGCTGTTGCTATGCGTGAAAGCAGCAATGACCCTAGCAAAGTATCAGATGGGGGGGCTGTTGGTTTGCTTGGCATTATGCCAAAAGATGCGATGAAGGGCATGAGAGAAAATGTGCCAAAGGTTTTTGATGTTGCCGAAGAGTTAGGATTTGATGTTAATGATCGTACATTAGAGTCTGCTGTGGGGCTTTTAAAAGACCCTGTAATAAACAGCATTATTGGCGAGGCTTACATGCGTGAGCTTATGACAAAGTATGGTGGAGACACGGAAGCTACATTGACAGCGTATAACGCTGGTCCTGGCAAGTTTGATCGTGTTGGTTCTGCCGCTGCAATGGATAAAAAAGAACAACGTGAATACGCTAGTAAGGTCGGCGATGACTTTAAAAATTTGTTCGGCTTTGATTTACCTAAAGATTTAGGTGTTCTTTCATCCATGCGGCCTAGGCCGCGCGCAACAGGATTGTTATACTAATGGCACGCACAAAAGCAGAAAAAGTCAAAGCAGCAAAGAAACGCCACGGCTTTACCGCTGTAAACAAGCCACGCAGAGGTGGGCCAAAGAAGTTTGAAGTCCTGGCAGTTGAAGGCGACACTGTTAAGAAAATAAACTTTGGCGACCCTAATATGTCCATTAAGAAAAACCAGCCAGCGCGAAAGAGTTCGTATTGTGCGCGTTCTGGTGGTATAAAGGGGAAATCAAGCAAATTAAGCGCGAACTATTGGTCGCGCAGGGCGTGGGACTGCTGACATGGCAATAACAACTTACACAGAGCTAAAGTCTAGCGTTGCTGACTTTCTCAACCGCGACGACCTTACGTCAGTCGCGCCGACGTTCATTTCGTTAGCCGAGGCTGACATGCAGAGACAGGTGCGCCACTGGCGTCAAGAGAAGCGCAGTACAGCGCAACTTGACACACAGTACAGCGCAATACCCGCCGACTTTGTCGAGGACATTCGGTTCTACATTACGTCGAGCGACACAAGCCCGATGGAAAAAATCAGTCAATATCAATTACTTGACCGAAAGCGCGTCAACTTAAACACTAGCGGCAAGCCAGCATACTACGCCCTGACCGCTGGTGAGATTGAAGTCTTGCCAGTACCTGATGGCGTGTATGATGTTGAATTATATTATTACAGTCGTATTGAGGCTTTGAGTGACAGCAACGCCTCAAACTGGATGTTGCAGTATTTCCCAGACGCTTACTTGTACGGCTCGTTAGTGCATTCTGCGCCTTACTTAAAAGACGACGCTAGGCTGCAAGTTTGGGCGTCTTTGTATCAGGTGGCGATTGATGCTATAAACGCTGACAGTGATAAGGCTAAATATGGCGGATCAGGCCGTCGCATGAAAATTAGGAGTTACTGATGAGTTTTTCAAATGCTTTTGAGACAACTGTCCTCACTTGGGCATTTACAACTGGTTCCGCTACACGGCCAACAGCTTGGCACTTAGCGTTGTTTACCAGCAACCCAGCAGAAGATGCTTCTGGCACTGAAGTCAGCGGCGGTGCATATGCGCGCCAGGCTGTTACATTTACAGTAAGTGGCAACACTGCATCAAACTCTGGTGCAATTGAGTACCCGACAGCCACGGCTGGTTACGGCACTGTCAGCCACGTAGGTGTTTTCGACGCATCATCTGGCGGCAACTTAATTTCATATGCTGCGCTGACTACAAGCAAAACCATTGATACAGGCGACGTCTTCCGCGTTCCTGCTGGTGATCTTGATATTACGCTAGACTAATGGCTGAGTACCGCTCAGGCTATGGCAAAAGCACATATGGCTCGTACAACTACGGGCTAGATGGTTTTGTCACAGATGGCGCTGGCACTGTCGTTACAGTATCAACAACGGCGGCAGCTTACGTTAGGGTAAGGCTGTCGGCGTCTATTGTTGTGACTGCCTCTAGCACAACATCTGAGGCTCTGCGTGTCAGGGAAGGTTCTGCCACCTCCGCCGCGTCGTCTAGCGTTACGTGCAGCGCGAATGTCGTCAAGGATGCCTCTGCTACTTTAGCCGCAAGCGCATCTGTATCTGCCGCTGGTCTGCGTGTGCGTGAGGGAGCCGCCGCTGCTTCCCCTGCCGCAACTGGTGCAGCAGCCGCAAAACGTGTGCGTGAAGGCGCTGCCACTGCCAACCCAACTTGCTCTGTAGCAGCCAGCGCATCAGTAGTTTATGAGAGCGGTTCTAACATTGCGTGCGCTTCAAGCGTTTCGGCTGTATGTAATCGAGTTAGACCTAGCAGCGCTTTAATTAGCCCTGTTTGTAGCATTACCTGTAATGGAATTGAGAAGTGGGAGCTTCTTCCGCCGACATCAGAAACATGGTCTGAGGTTGCGCCGACAGACGAAATATGGCAAGATGCGCCAGAAGCAGCCGAAAGCTGGTCTGCAACCTCCCCTGACAATTCAGACTGGACACCAGCCTCGGCGACAAGTGAAACTTGGGCCGACGCCGCATAAGGCTATCGCCGCATAGGAGAAAAACATGGCTGATACAACTACAACAACGTATGGCTTGACTAAGCCAGAAGTCGGTGCATCTGAGGACACTTGGGGTACAAAGATCAATACCAACTTAGATAGTATTGACGATATTCTTGACGGCACAACTTCTATTACTGGACTGACGTTAGGCGGCAACGTCACATTCGGCGATAACAACAAAGCCATATTCGGGGCTGGTTCAGATCTCCAGCTATATCATGATGCGTCTAATAGTTACATTCAAGAGACAGGAACTGGAAACCTGTTTATTGCCAGTGATGCGAACGTAAACATCACCGATCAAGCAACTTCAGAGTTGAAAGCCACTTTTATAAGCAACGGTGCTGTTGAACTGTATTATGACAACGCCAAGAAGTTTGAGACTACTAGCACAGGGGTCGATATTGCAGGCAAATTAGAAACTTCGGGGAATAACAACGCTGGTGCAAAGGCGAATTACATTCGCATTACTGACACTGACACCACTGCAACTGCGGACAATCAGGCAGGCGGCATAGAGTTCTATACTAATGACGTTACGCCCGGAATTGCTGCAAGTATTGAGGTTTTATACGCAGGTACTGGTGGTGGTGGTGAAATTACCTTTAACACAAATGCTTCATCCTCTGGCACTTTAACCGAGGCGGTCAGGATAACTGAAAGCGGTAGTGTATTTATCGGTAAAACAGCCTCCAACAACGCTGCAGGGATCCACATGAATCCAGACGGACGGGTTTATTTTGTGCGTAACAGCTCCACTGTCTTGTTATTAAACAGGCTCGGCACTGATGGAACTGTAGTGGAGTTTTACAACGACTCCGTCGCGGTAGGAACCATTTCAGTTTCTGGTTCTACTACAGCCTACAACACCTCATCCGACTATCGCCTAAAAACAGACGTACAGCCAATGACAGGCGCATCTGCTCGTGTCCAAGCGTTAAACCCAGTTAATTTTGAGTGGATTGCATCAGGTGATCGTGTCGATGGTTTTCTCGCACATGAAGCAGCGACAGTCGTACCAGAGTCAGTCACAGGCACAAAGGATGAGGTTGATGATGATGGCAATGCAGTAATGCAAGGCATCGATCAGGCTAAACTCGTCCCATTACTCACGGCTGCGCTGCAAGAGGCACTAACGAAAATCGACAGTCTTGAAACACGACTAACAGCGTTAGAAGAATAATTAATTTCAACCCCAACCGAAAGGAGATCAATATGACTGAAGAAAAAAAGGTCATTACGATTGACGACATCGAATACACTGAAGACCAGCTAAGTGACACTGCAAAGATGTGCATAAATCACATTAACTCACTGGATCAAAAGATCGGTTCCGCGCAGTTTAATTTAGTTCAGCTTCAAATGGGCAGGCAAGGTTTTATGGCTGAGTTAAAGTCTGCTCTTGAGGCAGGCGAAGAATAGCCGCGTAGCATTACGCAAAGGCAAGGGGCAGTTTACGCTGCCCTTTTGCTTATTGGGTATAATGTGTTATGTTGGCCTAACGCGACAACCTATAACGAGGCAGCGATGGCCCTGATTGACCTTAACATACCCGCTGGCGTTTATCGCAATGGCACAGACTTGCAAAGCACTGGCCGCTGGCGTGACGCAAACCTTGTGCGTTGGCATGATGGCGTGATGCGGCCAATAGGTGGCTGGCGCACTCGGTCTGACACTGCTGGCGCTGCTAAAATGCGCGGTATGCTAACATGGTCGGATAACAGCAGCGAACGATGGATTGCTACAGGATCATACAATAAACTGTACATATGGAATGCAGCAGGCACTCAGTCTGACATTACTCCAGTTGGCCTAACATCTGGCCGAGAGGACGCCATAGCGTTCACTGGCTACGGCGGCGGCACTTTCGGCTCGTATGCTTATGGTATTGCAAGGCCAGACACGGCACGTATCCAGCCAGCCACAAGTTGGGACTTGGAGCCTTGGGGCCAATACCTTCTTGCCTGCAACGAAGATGACGGCAAGATTTATCAGTGGACGCTAAACACAAGTACGGTTGCTGCTGTGTTAAGTAACGCGCCAACGTCAAACAACGGCATTGTTGTAACAGAAGAGCGCTTCTTGTTCGCATTAGGCGCAGGCGGCAACCCGCGCAAGGTGCAGTGGTCGGATCGGGAAGACAATAACACATGGGCTCCAGCCGTGACTAACGAGGCTGGTGATCTTGAGCTAAATACGTCTGGCGCTCTGATGAAGGGCGTTAACGTCAAGGGTCGCACACTATTACTTACGACAAGGGACGCGCATGTCGCAAACTACATTGGGCCTCCTTACGTTTATGGCATTGAACGCGTCGGCACGTCATGCGGCATTGCAGCGAAACAAGCTATAGCAGTTGTCGATCAAGGTGCATTCTGGATGGGCGTCAATTCGTTTTATGCGTACCAGGGTAGCACAGTACAAGAGTTGCCTTGCGAGGTTTCTGACTATGTTTTCAATGACTTAAGCAAAGCTCAAATCAGCAAAGCGTTTGCAATGTCTAACAGCATGTTTGGCGAAGTCATTTGGTTCTACCCGTCCAGCTCTTCAACTGAAAACGACCGCTACGCCAGCTTTAACTATGTTGAAGGCACATGGCAGATCGGAGAGTTAGATAGGACTGCCGGATATGATCGGGGTGCATTCCGCCAGCCAATGATGATATCTGCTTCTGATCGTAAGCTGTACGAACATGAAATCGGATTTGAGTATGGATCACTTACGCCATTTGCTGAGAGCGGGCCGTTTAGGATTGGTTCTGGGGATCAGGTTATGAGCGTTACAAAGATGCTGCCTGACGAAAAATCTCAAGGCGATGTTAGCGCCACGTTCAAAACACGGTTTTACCCGAATGGCACTGAACGCTCGTATGGCCCGTACTCAATGAGCAATCCAACGTCCTTACGGTTTACAGGTCGTCAAGTTCGAATGCGTATTGAAGGCGCAAGAATGTCAGATTGGCGTGTAGGAATTAACCGCGTTGACGTTGTAGACGGCGGGCGCAGATGACACAGCAAGGCCGTCCACCAGAGCCACGCGAAGAAGATTGGCAAACATGGGGGCGTCGGCTGATGTCATACCTGTCGCAAAACCGATCCACGTTGGTTCAGCAGACGGGCGGCGAGAACGCGGCAGACGACGGCACGATCATGTGGGACCGTCAAAAACTTTACCCAGTTGTTAGCAAGAATGGCGAGTGGCGGCAGATCGTCCTTGAAGATGGACACGCAGACTTTATCTTAACCTCAGATGTAACCCCTGCCGCTGCGAACACCGCATACAAATTAACTTATGATGCGCCTTCTGGTAACGACGGTATTACGCAAGGATCGCCAACGTCTCGCATTGTATTTGAGGAAGCTGGGGAATACGTCGTGTCGTTCTCTGCTCAGATATCATCCACGTCGGCCAGCACAATACATTTTTACTTCTGGCCCAGCGTCAATGGCACGAACGTGGCAGACAGTGCAATGACCACTGCACTGCACCAAAACAACGCTACCCTAGTGACTTCACGCACGCAAATATTTACTCTTGCGGCAAGTGATTACTTAGAAGTGAATTACATGATCGACAGCACAAGCGGGTTTCTAAACTACACTGCCGCATCCTCGCCAGTACCAGCCATACCCGCCTCAACTTTAGCAATTACGAGACTTCATGGATAAAGAGATTAAAAGATGTCGTAAATGGATAGAGGCCGCGTTGGAATACTCAGGCGGTACTCACACGTTTAGCGATGTTGTGAGCGGTCTTAATAAAGGCGTGCTACAACTGTGGCCGACGCCGAGGGGGTGCATAGTTACTGAAATTGTGGTATATCCAAAAAAGAAAGTTTTAAATGTCTTTTTGGGTGGCGGCGAATTGGATCAGATTTTAGACATGCACAAAGATGTAATAGATTGGGCGAAGGTGCAGGGCTGTACCGCGCTATCAATGTCAGGTAGGTCTGGCTGGAAGAAACCACTGAAGGAACATGGCTGGAAAACTCAGCATGTTTCGTATGTTAAGGAGTTCGCATAATGTCAGGCGGAAAGGGCGGGTCATCGACCCAAACAGTTGAGATACCAGAGTACATTGAAGAAGCGGCAAAGCGAAATTTAACTAAAGCTGAAGGTATTTCACAGCTTGGATACGTACCGTATTACGGGCCAGACGTTGCTGCGTTCACCCCAATGCAGCAGGCCGGATTCCAAAACACTGCCGACGTTTCAAGTGCATTTGGAATGGCGGCTCCAACATCTCAGCGGGATATCATGGGCGGCATGGGCGAGCCGACAGAATACGCAGGCGGCGTGAGGGGATATTCGTCTCAGCCAATGTACCAACAATCGCTGGATCAATTTGCGGCGGCTAGGCCAGCGCAAAAATCTTACATGGACAGCTTCTTTATAGATCCGAATAGTGGGCAGTATGCGTACCAGCCATTCGATTATACGCAGATGAGTTCTGTGGATGATGCTGTGGCAAAAGCTCTTGCAGAAAGAGACGCCGCAGACGAAGCATACCGAGTGAGCCAGTACAGCCCAAGTTTTGACATGGATGGAATGGGCGGCGGCGTTGGCGGTCAACCATCTCCTGGGGATGGAAATTTGTCTGATGCAAATGCTTCTGGGTTTGGCCCCGGCGGCACTGGCATGGAAAGTCAAAATACGGGAGGTTATACAGGTCTTAGTGATATGTTTGACGGCGGTGGGCCTGGAAGAAGTGGCGACACGTTTGAAGGGACTCTTGGAGGAATAAGCAATTCACTAGGCGCAACTCCAGCCCCTGTTTCAGATGAAACTGAAAATGACCCAGGCGGCGGAGACGGCGACGGAGACGGAGACGCCGGAACTGTTATATGCACAGCCTTGCACGATCTTGGTATTCTTCCAGATGACATCTACAACTTAGATGTTGAGTTTGGGCAACGTGTAAACGGCGAAGACCCTGCACTTGGAAACGGTTATCGCGCTTGGGCGACGCCAGTAGCAGAGTACATAAAAGGCAACAGCCTCGGCTCTAAAGTAGTTCGTGCGGTAGTAGCGCCTATAGCGAAATCTTGGGCAGCGCAGATGGCGCATGTAATGCGGCCAGAAGAATATAAATCTAATATTTGTGGTAGATTAATTATGGCAGTAGGTCATCCAATATGCCGATTAATTGGCAAGTTTTTAACAGCAAAAACAAAGGAGGCTTAATATGGCTAGTCGTCCCATAACTGCACTTGGGTTTGGAAATCCACCTCCTCTGCCTAAAAGGACGCCTGACGACGTCTCATTAGGCGGTCCACAAGGTAGCCTCATTCCAGTATCTCGTCCCATAACTGCACTTGGGTTTGGAAATCCACCTCCTCTGCCTAAAAGGACGCCTGACGACGTCTCATTAGGCGGTCCACAAGGTAGCTTTACCCCGCCTATGTTTGGCGGCAAAGGTGGCATGTCTAGACCGCAGACTGCAATGCCAGCCCCAATGCAAGGTCGCTACGCACCTCTATCGCCCTCTGGTGGGTTCAACGTAAATCAAGCAAGCGCAGGCGCATTGCAGCAAGCTATGCAAGGCACGCAAATGGGTATGGGCTTCCAAGCCCCGCCAGTTTCAGCGATTGGGTACACCCCAGCGCAACAGCGTTCAGCCGGTATGCAGCAAGGATTTGGATACGGCCCAGCCCAGCAACGGGCGCAGCAGTTGGCATCAACAAACATTGCACAATATGAAAGCCCATATCAGCAAGCGGTGATTGACCGCACGCTTTCAGATTTAGCTGGCGCGCAAGAGAAACAGTTAAACGTCATGGGCGCGCAAGCAGAAGCAGCCAACGCATTCGGCGGATCTCGCCAAGCGTTAGAAGCCGCTGAGACGCGAAAAGGCTTCTCCAAGCAAGCGGCTGACACTGTTGCAAACTTGCGACAGTCTGGCTTTCAACAAGCACAACAGGCCGCACAATTTGATGTCGGCCAACGCTCTGCCGTCGAAGCAGCCAACGCCGCTGCACGCACAGCAGCCGCTCAGTATGGCGCTGGTTCTGCTCAAGCAGCTCAAGCTGCTAACCTTGCTAGGTTGCAGCAGATGGAAGCCTCTAACGTCGGCGCACGTACAGCCGCCGCTCAGTATGGCGCAACAGCAGCGCAGCAGGCGCAGCAGCAAAACTTTGCGAACCAACTTGCCGCAAATCAAGCACGCATGTCTGCCGCGCAGCAAATGGGTTCGTTGGGGCAGCAGGCATTTAGCACTGGTCAATCAATCCAGCAGCAGCAAATGCAGCAAGGCTTGTTGCAGCAAGGTTTACAGCAGGCTCTTATCGACGCTGCTCGCGGTCAGTTCGCAGGCTACGCAGGCGCACCAAATGCCGCGCTTCAAGCGCCACTCGCGGCTCTTGGAGTTACGCCAGTTCCAGAGACACGTACATCGTCTAGGCAACCTGGCCTGTTTGATTATCTCTCTCTCGGCGCAACTGCTATCGGCATGTCAGACGAACGCCTCAAGACCAACATCAAGCCGCTCGGCAAAGAGGCAGGCATCAACGTCTACTCATGGGATTGGAACGACGAAGGTAAGCGGGTCGCAGATCCAGCACAACCAACAATCGGCGTCATGGCTCAAGAGCTTCAAGCGACGCATCCGCACTTGGTTTCACGGGCTGATGATGGATACCTCCGCGTTAATTACGCTGGGTTAGTTTCGGAGTTGGGAGCAGCCTGATGACACTCAAGGAGCGTTTAGGTTTATCAGACCGAGACATACTAGCTAAGACGCTACAGGCCGAGGCTGGAAACCAAGGCGTTGGCGGGATGCTTGCTGCTGGATCGGTCATAATGAACAGGGCAAAATCGTCAGGTTATGGCGGCGGGGTTCAAGACGTTATCTTAAAGCCAGGTCAGTTTTCTCCCTGGAATAGCGAAACAAACTATGCAGGCGGCGCGCAAGGTCAGGATATGATAAACCTGGCTCCAAGTCGTGAGGCGTATCAAGTTGCCGACAATCTCTTGTCTGGAAATTATAAAGATCCGACAAGCGGAGCAACCCACTTCTACAACCCAGACATATCAAATCCATCTTGGGGTGCGGAAAAGCAGGGCGGTGATTGGACCCGCATTGGTTCGCACTTGTTCGGAAAAGCTGACGCTGGTCGCAGCAGCAATCAACTCGTAGCCGACGACGCAATGCGCGCCATTGGTAAGCAGCCAATAGGACTTGCGGATGCAAATATTACAGGACTTGCGGATGCAAATATTAAGGAGAATAGCCAAATGATGCAGCAACAAAGACCGCGTGGCTTACTCGCAGATTTTGGCATTCAGAAAATGCAAGAAGGAGCTGAAGGCGAAACTGGTCAGCGCTTCTACAATCGTGACACCTTCAAAGATCGTCTGGCAGACTTGGCTGTCGCTTTTGGTAAGATGGGCATAATGGGTTTGGATGAACCAGCGGCGGCTGTGGCTAACAGACGGGCTGCAAGGCGAGATACGAATAAAACTATGGAGGCTATTAGCAAAATGGGTACGCCTCAGTCGGAGCAGGCGATTGCCTTTTTGAACGCGGGTGGTGATCCTGTATCTGCTTTGAAGATTGCCTTTGCTAAACCTGGAGAAGCAAGTGCAAAGGAGATGCAGATACAAAGGCTTATGGCGACAGGGGTTCCTAGAGACACAGCAATTGGAATTGCAGACCGTCGCCTCGTACCATCGAAAGACCCTATAACGGGGGAGGTTGTTGTTGTTGATTTGGCTAAAATGGCTCCTGGTAATCTTACTGAAGAAGTTGCTCCTGAAGAGGTTACGGAAGAACCCGTAGACTCCTTCGTAGGCGCAAACGTGCCGGGATCTTTTGGTATTTCTGGCTTTGGTGCTAACATTATGAACACTGTCATGGACGCGTTCGGGGGTGGTCAACCAGCCGATGATATTGCAAAAGCCTCAACAATTCTTCGTTCTTTAGCAACAAGAACCTCACTAGGTCTTGCGGCAGAGTTTCCAGGTCGCCCGTCTAACTTGACTAGGGAAATGATACAAAGAGATTTAACCATTTCCCCATCAGAAATATCAACGGGCAAAGGTAAGGCTTTAGATAAAGCAAACGAAATAGTGCGAATGATTGAGGCCTCTTTAAAAGCAGCAAATGCTGTTGTCGGCGGTAAGTTCTCGGCAACTGATAAGGCAGCGGCTCAACAGAGCATTAGACAGGTTTCGCCTTTGCTTGACGATTACAAATCTTTAATCAAGCGGCTTGAGCCAGAAGTAGCCGAAGCAGGCGTCGGCGGTTTGGTGATTGCACCAAATGTTCTAGATCGTTTGAAGGCTTACGAAAATGAGTAATTTTAAACGACTACAAGATGCTTTTATGAAGGCAGACGCACTTGCACAAAAAGGCGATGAGCAAGCTAAAAAAGATGCAACGGCTTTTGCACAAGAAATTAGGCGATTGCAATCCTCTCAACCCGAAGAGACAGGGGCGTTTCTTGACCCTTACACTGGTCAAATGAACAAGGCTATTGCCGAAAGTATCGGGGGCATTGTGGACTTCCTAAACCCACTGGATAATTTAGGGGTTACAGGTTCAGCCGTTACTGGATTAAAGAACTTAATGCAAAGCTCTGGGGTTATCCCAGTGTCAGAAAGAGAGCCAGAAGGTTTTGTAGAAGATTTGTTCGCAGGAACAGGGTCGGCGGCTTCCGCCGCAATGCCTATAGCAAAAGGTGCGCAGTTGTTGCAAAAGGCACCTGGACTTGTTGGAGAATTAGCTACGAGATTTGCGCCCCAACTTGCTACAACTACTGGCTTCGGCGCGGAGCTTGCCGCTGGTGGCGCGGCCTCTGTTGCGTCGGGCGAAGCTGAACGCAGGGGGTACAGTAAGCCCGTTCAAGACATTGCAGGTATTGTAGGAGGTATTTCGCCAGCGGCAGTCGTTCCGGCAGTTAGAGGCGCACGCGATTTAACCAAAGCTGCTATAGAAAAAACTCCGCTAGTGGGTACGGGTTACAAAGCAGCCACAAGAGCAATCGCTCCCTTCACTGAAGCTGGCTCTCGCGAAATAGCGGGACAAAGATTGCGTGAGCAAGCGGGTGGGGCCGAAAGAGCAAGACAAGTAGCAGAAAGAATTTCTTCAAGAGGTTCCGAGCTAGGTTTAACACCCGCTGAACAAACTGGAGAGGTTAAACTACTTCAGTTGCAGCGCGCAGCCATGCAGAAAGACCCAAAAGTCGCAGAATCAATTGCTAAAAGGCAATTTGAAGCTGAAGCTTCTGCGCGAGAGGCATTTGATGTCGGTGGAAATATTGAGGACGCGCAAACTTTTATTGCCCAAAGACAAGCCAGCTTTGCAAGCACACTTGACGATTACATTACCGCGGCAAGGTTGTCTGCAAAAAGTAAAATACCAGATTTTCAAATGGACCCTATCGCTGCAAGTACGGTTGTGGCTAAAGAATTGCGCCGGGCTGAAGAAGTAGCAAAAGCAAATCAGAAAATGCTTTGGGAGAAAATACCTCAAGATTTTGAAATTGATATTTCTGGCATAAAATCAACGATTAAATCACTTTCGGAAAATGCGACAAGGATTGGTAAAAATAATATTCCTCAAGATGCTTCTAACTTCTTAAAGGCAAATGAGCTTAAAGACGCAGACAGAGTTGATGAGATTAATTCTCTATACACTTCTATGCGAGATGCAGCCAGAAACGCATTTTCCGGTGATAAAGTAAATAGAGATCAAGCTAGGATAGCAAATGCAATTGCTGATTCAATTCTCGCAGATTTTGATAAAATTATTCCCGATAGCAGCGTAAACAAGAAAATTGTTGAAGCGCGTACTTTTAGCCGTCAAATGCACGACAAGTTTTCTCGCGGTGAAGTTGGCAAGCTATTAAAAAGAACTGTTCGGGGAGAGCCAGCCATTCGCCCAGAGCTTACATTGCAAAAAACAATTGGGGCTGGTGGCGATGTTGGCATGTTGGCCGAGCGTGATATCTCAAGGGCAACAAGCAGCATCCCTGAGATTGGTGAAGCAACAAACGCCACTGCAAATTATCTGCGTAACATTTTCAATGAAAAAGTGTTTACTGGAGATAAATTTTCACCAATAGATGCAGAAGTTTTTTTAAGGTCTAACAGGACGCTTCTTGAGAAGTTTCCGAATGTTCGTCAAGAAATTGAACAATCTATATTGAGCCAGAAAAAAGTTGCAGACGTAACTTCACGCGTGTCTGGCTTGTCCAAACCTGTAAGAGAAAGCACTTCAGCTCGTTTTGCTTCAGCCGCCCCCAAGAAAGCCCTTGATGCTGTCATAACTGCGCAAGACCCTAAGAAAGCAATGGCGAATTTAATTGCATCTGCAAAAAAAGATAAAACTGGAGCGGCCTTGGGTGGGTTGAAAAGAGCTGTTACTGAAACCTTACTCACAAGGTCAACAAAAGTTTTAGATGTTGTGAGCGAGGCAGGAGCGACATCAGAGCTGCGTGGAACTAGATTATCTGAGGCATTAGACGATGAAATCCTTGGAGGTATTGCAAAGCAGGCATTATCAAAAGGGGAAATGTCTAGGTTGAGGATAATCTCAAAGGAGCTTGAAAAATTAGATAAGGCTAGATTGTTAGAATCAACAGGGGATACAATGAGCCTGTTCAAGCCCAATGCTCTTGTTTCTATTGCAGGCCGAATTTTAGCGGCGCGGTATGGGTCTACATTTGGCGGAGGGTTCGGCGGTAGCCTGCAATCAGCAAACATAGCTTCTACGCGTATGCAAAAGATTTTAGAAAGTCTTACAAATGATAAAGCAATGAAATTGCTAATAAATGCCACGCAAGATAGTGATCTAATGCGGGACTTGCTATTAAATCTAAACAAACCTGAGAACCTTTTGAGGCTTGAAAAATCTTTAGCACCTTACGTTGCTGGCTCAATATCTGGAAGCGAGCTGCTTACGAATCAAGAAACCTCAATGTCTGCGCAATAAAGGACTATACGCATGGAACCAGAAGACATGATCGAAGAGATACTTGAAGGCGCTGAAATCGAAATCGAAGAAGTCGAGGAAGAAGAAAGCACGTTTAAGGCAAAGTCTCGCACAGAGATCGAAGGCATCGTCCAAAGCGCCATATCCGACGCTGTAGACTTCATTGAAAGCGAAATCAGTGAAGACCGCATAAAGGCACAGCGCTACTACGATGGCGAGTCCGATCTGGGTTATGAGGACGGGCGCAGCAAGGTCGTGGCGACTAAGGTTCGGGATACTGTGCGCTCGGTTAAGCCTAGCCTGATGCGTATATTCCTAAGTACAGCCAAGCCAGTTGAGTTCGTCCCAAGAGGCCCAGAGGACGTTGGAATGGCTGAACAAGCCACTGAGTTCATGCACCATGAGTTCACACGCCTAAACGGATACCGTGTACTTAACGACGCCTTCCAAGACGCCTTAGTCAAGAAGCAGGGCATCGTTAAAGCATACTGGATGATGTACCCAGAGGCAGAGATATTCACATTCACAGACCTGTCTGATGATGAATACGCATATCTGATCGACGATGATGAAGTTACAGTCATCGAACATAGCATTGAGATGACAATATCAATGGACGAAATGGGCATGGAAGTTGAAATGCCTATTCACAGCGTAAAACTAAGCCGCCAGAAAGAGCGCGGAGAGCTGTGCATTGAAAGCATTCCACCAGAAGAGTTCTTCATTAACCGTGATGCTCGGTCGTTGGACGACGCATATATCACAGCGCACCGCACAGATATGCGCGCAGGCGACGTGATTGCTATGGGGTTTGACCCAGAAGTAGTGCTAAATCTCAGCGGCTTGGAAAGCGGCTCAGAGATGACAGAGGCCGAGACATACGAGCGTCGCGGCTATGACATGGACACGTCTGACTCTGATGAGCAAGACCCAACCATGAAAAACGTAACTATTACAGAGGCTTACATGAGAATTGATGCAGACGGGACTGGCGTTCCTGTCTTGCACAAGCTGACTTGCGGCGGCACAGCATACGAGCTGCTGGACTTTGAGCCTTGCGATGAGATCCCGTTTGCCAAGTTTGAGATAGATCCAGAGCCACACGCTTTTTACGGCAGATCGTTAGCTGAGATCGTTATGGACGATCAGGACGCTGCAACATCTGTGTTGCGTGGCATTCTTGATAACGTAGCCATGACAAACAACCCGCGCGTCGGCATTGTCGATGGATCAGTAAACATAGACGATGTCTTAAATAACGAGATTGGTGCAGTTGTGAGAATGCGCCAGGCTGGTTCTGTACAAGACCTGTCAGTGCCATTTACAGCCGGTCAGACACTTGGTGCGCTGACTTACCTAGATGGTTTAGTGGAAAGCAAGACAGGCGTCTCACGGGCGTCAATGGGCCTCGACCCAGACGCCATGCAGTCAACCACCAAAGCAGCCGTGCAAGCAACTGTGCAAGCGGCGGCTGGTCAGGTTGAGGTTATGGTGCGCAACCTTGCAGACGGTATGCGCGACCTGTTCGGCCTGATGCTGCGCCTGATGAGCAAGAACATTGACGAAGAGCAGATGATGCGGATGAATGGGTCGTTTGTGCCTGTTGACCCGCGCGTTTGGGATCAGTCAATGGACGTGGCTATCAATGTCGGCCTAGGCACTGGCAGAGAAGAAGAGAAGGCAATGGCACTCAGCCAAGCATTGCAGATGCAAACAATGGTTTATCAGACCTACGGGCCAATGAACGGTCTGGTCAGCATGACCAACATCCGCAACACATTGGCCGACCAGTTGGCCGTGGCAGGCATCCGCAACGCAGATCGTTACTTTGCGCCGATCACCCCAGAGATTGAGATGCAAATGCTGCAAATGCAGCAGCAGGCTCAAGCACAGCAAGGTCAAGCGCAAGACCCTAACACTACCTTCTTGCAGGCAGAGCAAATGAAGGCACAAACCAAGATGCAGGCTGATATGGCAAAACTGCAACTTGAGGCACAAAAAGCCGCCGCAAGTGACGATTTGAAGCGTGACCAGATGGCTCAAGACCTTCTAGTTGACGCCGCAAAAGTGTATGGTGAATATGGGACAGCAGTTGATGTTGCACGCATCCAAGCTGAGCAGGATAAAAACCGCATGATTGGCGGTATGGCACAAGGAAGCGTACAGCAGTGAGCGCTGATATACGAATAAAAGCCGATGACGCGCGTCGTTTGAAACACGACAGCGCGTTTACGGCGTTTGTGCAAGAGGTTCGCGAAAGCCAGATGCAAGTTTTCGCAAACAGTGGTGCTTCAGACGTTGAAGCCCGTGAAGAGGCGCACGCGATAATTCGTGCGTTAAACCAGATCGAAGTGAACCTTGACGCTGCGTTAGCAGCAGAGACACTTTTAGATCGCAAACAAAGAAAGTAGCACCGATGGAATCGACTACACTAGAACAAGCGGCCGAGAGCCTGCTATCAACATCCGAGCCAGCGGTTCAGGGTGATAATCTAAGCGAAGCTGTGGAAGAAATCACAGAGCCTGCAGACGACGGTCAGGGCGAAGAGATTGAAGCCGTAGCCGAGAGCGAAGATGACGTCGAGGTCTCCGACGAAGATATTGATGACCAAATTGACGACGAAGACCTAGTAGAAGTTGAAGCTGAAGACACCAACGCGCTCATCCCCGTTAAAGTGGACGGAAAGGAAGAGCAATGGACACTGGATCAGTTGAAGCAATCTGCGGCGGGTCAAGCGGCAATCAATAAACGGTTCCAAGAAGCTGCCGAGGCGCGTAAGCAAATCGAACAGCAGGCAGCCGTTTTACAGCAGCAACAGCAACAAGTCATGCAGTTGTACCAGGCAGCGCAAAATGGTGGTCTACAAGCCCCAACCCCACCTTCTAAAGAGCTATTCGAAAGTGACCCTATCGGGTTCATGGAAGAAAAGCTCAATTACGAAGAGGCGAAGGGCCAATACGATCAGCAAATGCACCAACTTCAGAATGTGCAACGTCAGCAGATGCACGCTCAGCAAGAGGCTCAACAAGCCTACCTTCAAGAGCAAGCAAGAGAGTTGACACAGCATATCCCTGATATCGCAGACCCAGAAAAGGGTCAGGCGATTAAAAACGCATTAGTCGAAACTGGCGTCGAATACGGCTTTACAGCCGATGAGATGCAGCGTGTGACTGATGCTAGATATGTTCGTGCGTTGAACGACGCTCGGAAATATCGCGAGTTGGTGAAAAAGCGCAAATCAGTTACGGCCAAAGGTGAAAAGGCCCGACCTGTGATTAAAGCTGGTGCAAAGAAAACTGCCGATGGAAATGCTGCAACTCGCAAAAAAGCGCAAACGCGCTTGCAGAAAACAGGCTCGATTGATGACGCATTGGGCTTGATAATCAACTCCTAAGTCTTTGAAAGGACTAAACAAATGGCACAGCCAGCAAATACATTTGACAGCTACGATGCTGTCGGCATACGCGAGGATTTATCCTCAGTAATCTACAACATCTCCCCGGAGGAAACTCCGTTCTACAGCAAATCTGCTAAGAAGTCGGCAAGCAACACTTTTGTTGAGTGGCAAACAGACAGCCTTCGCGCTTCTGCTGCGAATGCTCACATTGAAGGTGACGCGACTGCTGGCGAAGCTCGCACTGCTACAACTCGCTTGGGTAACTACACCCAAATCTTCAAAAACGCAGTTGTCGTGCCAGACACAGACGAAGGTCTGGATAAGGCTGGTCGCTCAAAAGAAGTGGCATTCGCCACCTTGAAAATAGCAAAAGAGCAGAAGCTCGACATAGAAAAAGCTATGTTCGACAACAATGCGCGTGTTGCGGGTAACTCCACAACTGCACGCGAAATGGCTGGCGCATTGGCTTGGATCAAAACCAGCACAAACCACGGCGCAAACGAAGGTGCTGACCCAGCGGGTACAGGCGCAGACGCACGTACAGATGAGACAACTACTCTCATCGCGTTTTCGCAGGCTCGTTTTGACGGTGTTATGCAGTCAATTTGGGAAGAAGGCGGGAAGCCAGATACGGTTTACCTCTCAGCATTCCAGATGAATGTTGCACTTGGCTTCACTGGTAACAACAACCAGCGCTCAGCAGTACAAGCTGGCGATGAGCGTGTTATCAAGTCCCTGGCAGTATACGTGACCCCATGGGGAACTGTAGAGTTTATGCCAAGCCGTGAAAACCGTTCGCGTGACGTCCTGATTATGCAGGACGATATGTGGGAAGTCGCAAGCTTGCGTCCAACCAAGAACGTTGCTTTGGCAAAAACTGGCGACAACACAACTCGCCAGGTTGTAACCGAGCTAACGCTTTGTGCCAAAAATGAAGCGGCCAACGGTGGCATCTTCGACAACACAACTTCCTAAAAGAAATGATGGGGTGGTTTTTATCACCCCATCTACCCATAAGTTTTGGAGCATGTAATGAAAGAAGTCATTGTAAATCGAATTAAGATTAAATGCAGCAAAGGCCGCATTGAAAAAGGTGAAAAAGTTATTTTGTCGGACGCAGAGATTCAAAAGATCACATGCCTACGACCAGACAGCGTTACAGTTTTGCGTGAGATCGTAGAACCTGCTAAAGTAGAAAAAACAAAACGGAAATCACGCAATGCAAAAAGCCGCTCATTCAACTAAAATTGCCGAAAAGTTTAGTTTCGAAGATGACAAGATCATCGTCAAGAAAACTTTTGATATGTCCCACGTCCTCAAGGATGCGCAACACGCCCGTGACGTTACACAGAACAGCTTTGGTTCAGACTATAAGCACGTCGGCAATGTGGACATGGGCCAGCTAGGTGTGTGGCTCAAAGAAGCTGGGGTTTCCTGGACAGACACAGCAGCCGTTAAGGACGTAATAAAGAGAAAGCTAATGAGTAACGAGTTCAGTGCGCTTAGGGTCTGGGAAGGCACGTACTGAGATGGAAGTCTCTTCGCTAATAAATATTTGCCTCACAGCCGCAGTCGGCGGGATAGGTTGGTGGCTCAAGTCGCAACACTCCGAGGTTGCAAGGCTACAAATCCTTGTGAACAGGACACGCGAGGAGATGGCAAAGGAATATGTGACGAAGGCTGATAGCACTGCTGTTATGGGCCAGATCGTTGCTCGTTTTGACCGTATCGAAGAAAAAATAGATCGCTTGATGGAGCGGTAGCTCATGGCGATTTTAGAAACTATAGCTGCCGCTAATGCTGCATACTCGGTAATTAAAAAGTGCCTAGAGAATGGTCGCGAAGTCAGTGGGCTTGTTAATCAAGTCGGTGCGTTCCTCACTGCGGAAGATGAATTAAAAGAAGCGGTCAAGCGTAAGAAGTCCAACCCAATTAGCGCTATCACTGGTGGGTCAGAGGGTGATTGGGAAGAGTTTCAGGCGCTCGAAGATTTGCAGCGAAAACGCAAGGAGCTTGAATCTTGGTGTAGATTGTACGGCCCGCCCGGAACGTGGGATCGATGGCAACAGTATCAAGCAGAAGCGCGTAAAGCTCGACGTGCAGCACAGAAGCAGAGAGAAAAAGAACGCGAAGAAATGATTCAAGCAATAACTGCGGTTGTGTGCGGATTCATTGCTGTTGGTGCAACAGGCGCTGGGTTTTATTGGCTCGGTAAATTTATGGAGAAGTGGTGATGTGGGTATTATTGTGGCTTCATGTAATAAACAACAATGTGACTAGCTATGAGTTGGGTCAGTTTAATTCTAGCAGCGAATGCATTAGAGCAAAGGATGCTGCTAAAGTGTTAATTACTGATATACATACAGTAACTTATTGTTTTGAGGTTAAGCTAAAGGAGTCTAAGTAATGGCAACAAAACTAGATGAATGGAAAGTTTTACCGCGTCTTATGATGCTGATTATGACAATCATGTACATTCGATGTTTAGAGTGGGCACTATCTCAGCCTGATTTATCTGTGTCTCAAGCTGGTCTTATCTCTGTTGTAACTGGCGCTATGACAGGATCATTTGGCATATGGATGGGAAAGGAAAGTAAATGATTGCTCAGATACTAGGGTCAGTTGGTAATTTTGCTGCTAGTTACATCGATGGCAAAACTGCTGTAAAAAAAGCTGAAGCAGAAACTAAAATGAAAATTGCTACTGGCGAAATTAGTTGGGAACAAGCTGCTATTCAAGCTAGTTCTGATAGCTGGAAGGACGAAGCGTGGACCCTGTGCTTTATTGCAATTGTTTTGGGAAGTTTCATCCCAGGCTTGCAACCGTTTATGGAGCAAGGATTTAAAAACCTTGAAGCTGCACCACAGTGGTTTTCTTGGGCAATGTATGCCAGCATAGCTGCATCATTTGGAATAAGAACAGTGAAAGGATTTAAGAAATGAGACACCTTGACGAAATTATAGTGCACTGCACTGCAACTAATCCTAGCTGGTATGCTGATCGGCCAGTTAATGATGTAGTAAAAGAAATCAGGCGTTGGCATGTTACTGAACGCGGGTGGTCAGATATCGGCTATCATGCAATCATCCATCGCGATGGCTCAGTAGGTTATGGTAGGTCCGTAGAGCGCTCTGGGGCGCACTGTAGAGGCCGAAACAGGACAACCATAGGCATCAGCCTAGTAGGCGGCAGAGGCGGCTCTGCGGATGATGTATTTTCACAAAACTTTACTCCAGAGCAGGACAAGGCTTTGCGGCAGTTAATTGAAAAATATATGTCGGACTATCCTACGATCGAACGTGTGAGCGGGCACAATACATATGCCAGTAAAGCCTGCCCATGTTTCGATGTTAAATACTGGTTAGCGAAAAAGTGACAGGCAGCAGGACCCGCACTGGTCGTGTCGGGGAGCATTTTGTAGCTTACCTGATCGAACAAGCTGGCTTGGAGGCTTCAAGGGTCGATGGAGCTTGTGACCTCCACGTCACTCTCAGAAGTGGTCGGGTTCTGCGTGTGGAGGTCAAAACTGCAACAAAAGTTACAGGCCATAAATATAAGTTTTATTGCGCAAATTTTGAGGCGGATGTTTTTGCGTTGGTCGCTATCAACGACCATCCGCTTGTTCGTTTTTTAGAAGAGAAAAACATGCCTCCATATTCTCTGCACAAAGACGAGTTTACGCAGAAAAAGCAGGACGCAGATTTGCAATGGATAACAAATTTAGATTAAATTCGCTTGCCAGCTTTGCGCAATTTGCTCGTAAACTCACGTAAATCTCGAATGGCAATGTGCAGCTCGTTTTTAATTGATGGACGAGCGTTCATTCTATGTCGCTCATCCTGCAACCTGTCCACCTGACCTCGGAGGTATTTTAAAATTGCTTCGTCAGCGGGAGATATTTTTTTGTCCGACATCACAACACCAAAGCAAAAACCAATATCGCGTAAAGCGTAAGCATCAAAGCAAAGCCGCTTAAGACATCACCCAAAACGCTGTCTTCCATTTCACGCAGCATCTCGCGCAGTTGTTGTAGCCTATTCATTTGTTAATTCCTCATTTGCGTGTGCATCTCTAATAATTTCTACGATATACTCGCTTAAACTTTCACACTTAATTTTGCGTGCCTCTGTAGCGAGCCATTCAACCTGTTCTTCGCTAAGAGCATCCAAAATTGCAGAAACATTACCAAGACGCATATAATTCTTGTGGTGGCTACCACTTGAGATTGGCCTTACAGATGGACGCGGTATTACTCCAGCATCTCGCCCTCTTCGCACAGCTGAGTTAATTTTGCCGAACTTAAAGTTTAGCTCCGTTTCGATCTCCCTGCTGGACGCACCAGCCAGGCTCATTTCCCAGATCTTCAAGGTGTCTGGGCTTCTGTCGTAGTCTCTCATTGGTTTGTTTTCCTTATTTTTGGCCTTGGTGATTTGGACGGAATGTCTGTTGGTATGCAGCGGATCAACGTGTCGCGCTCGTGCTTGTAGATCGTTTTGTAAAACTCAATCCCGTCAAACATTGCATCGCTACACTTGCGCTCTGTTTCGTAATATATTTCTGCCTCAAACTGCACGTCTCGCAGAGTGTAGACTATGAGCATTGCGGTAAAATATTCCATCAGTCGCCCACTAGCTCTGCAAGCTCTTTGCGAGCGCGAGCTAAATTAGCACCATCAATAGCAAGGTCAGCCGATACCCAGCTCGGCCTAACGCCCTCATACCGTTTCTCCAAGCGTTCTAGCGATTGTGCCATAAACTCAATGTAACCTTTAAGGTCTTTTATTTTTTGTTTGTTATGCATTTATCCCTCCTCTGCAAAGTTTGCGAAAAACTATTTGTGACTTTATCGCAAACAACAACCACAGCCTAATCCAACAAAAATCCTAATACAACCCCCTTGACGTACAATTTTTGTCCTATATGTTGGATTTACGTAAAACGGAGAGAACCGATGAAAAAAGAAAGTCGAGTGGTTTTGAGTGAGGAGCAGCACGCTTTTCTGACAGTTGCCGCAAGCCGGGCGGGTATGCCCCTGGCTACTTACTTGCGATATTGTGCGATGCAAAACGCTGCAACGTTGGGTGTATATACACAACCGCCGAGGGTTGATTAAGTGCAGATATTTGGAATCGACCCTGGTTTTAGTGGAGCTATTACGCTCTATTGGCCTCAGACGGGTGACATTGAAGTGCATGACATGCCCACAATGAAAAACGCCAAGGGCAAGACGATCTTAAATATGCACAGCATTTTAGATATCTTAGAGCCAGAGGGCGACGGGCCACGGGTTGCATATATCGAGCAAGTTGCCGCCATGAAAGGCCAAGGCGTGTCGTCTATGTTCCGCTTTGGCGAGCAGTTTGGAGCGTTGCAAATGGCTCTGGCTGCAACAAAGACGCCGATGCACATGGTTACGCCGTCAGTTTGGAAAAGGCATTTCGGTCTGAGCAGAGATAAGGGTGTTGCGCGCAGCCTTGCGATGAACAGGTTCCCAGCAGAGGCTAGTAGGTTCGGCAGGGTAAAAGATGATGGCAGAGCAGAAGCGACGTTGATCGCGCTATACGCAAAGGAAACGATGGGATGAACGGATTTGAAAAACACGGCATCAAGCACCTGTCTGCAAGCTCAATAAACCTGTGGTCGAATGCGCCTGATGTTTGGGTAATGAGCTATCTTTTTAAACAACGGACCCCAATGGGCGCAGCCGCTTGGCGCGGTATCACTTGTGAGGACGCAGTAGTCGCAGCCCTGACAGGCGCACAGAGCCTCAGAGACGCTACTAAGAGTGCATTAGAGAAGTTTGATAAGAGGTTCATCATTGCAGACGAGAAGACCACCAAGGAGCGAGACGTGATCGCTCCGATGGTCGAGAATGCTGTTGAAGTTCTAAAGGAATATGGCAAGCCAGAGTTTCCAGACGAAGGCGGTCAAAACAAGATCAGAATTACGGCGAAAGGCGAAGGCTGGGAGATCCCTGTCATTGGCTACCTCGACCTCGTATTCCCTAGCAGCGGATTGGTGATCGATCTTAAAACGACGAACAGGATGACGAAGGTGATGTCAGCAGAGCATCAGTTGCAGCGCGCCATCTATCAGAAAGCGATGGGCAACTACAGCGTCAAATTCTTGTACGTTAGCAAGGCTAAAACGGCGCTGCTTGAGGACGGCGACGTAAACGAAACTCTGGCGAAAGCCAAAACAAAGATTGCACGGCTAGAAAAATTTCTCTGGGTCTGCGATGCGGAAACAGCAAAGGCTATTGTGCCAGTAAACCCAAACACGTTCTACTGGTCAGGCTCCGAAGCTCTCCGCGAACAAATGTATGGCATGTAGCTGTGCGAACGCCCAATACCGGGCACAACACGTCAATTAGAAAGGCGACAACAATGTTTCAATTAGATTTAGGTTCAAGTGGTGGATCAGGCCCGTTTTTGGCTTGGAGCGCAATCGGCACACGCGACGGAAGCGTTCCAGCTCGATCATTTTATATCAGGGATGGCGGTGAGAAAGTGCCGTATGACGGTAGCAATGGTTTCATTATGGATATAGATGCGCTCAAGACAGGGTGGCAACACAGCGAGGGCGCAGTCGGTGTAGCACCATCGTGGAACTGGAACCCGTCAGTCAATCAAATGATGCCAAAGCCAGGCGACGATTGGAAGAAAGGTTTCTCAATAAATTGTGCAACAGGTGGCGGCAACACGGCTACATGGGAGCAAGCAGGGGCAGCAGCGTGGCAGTCGTTGGAGGCGCTTGCACCTCTGCTCGGTCAACGTCCAGACGCAAAGAGCCTGCCTTTGGTAAAGCTGGCAGAAGCCAAATTCGTGCAGTTCACAAAGGGCTCTACAGTCGTGCCGATCCTCGAAATTGTTAAATGGGTTGAGCGTCCTGACTGCCTTAAGGATGGGGTTGAGGCTGGCATTGCAATGCAGCCAGCAGCAGCTCCAGCAGCCGCGCCAGCTCCAGCAGCGCCACCTCCGTCAGCGCAGGTAACAGACCCGGAGTTTTAATAAATTTACTTGCTAATGTGGGCGGCGGGAGACTGCCGCTCATTGACATGCGGACGCATATAGCCGCATATAGTAACGACATAATAAAGGGGGATTACACATGCTACTATCTGACATTGAGGTGGCGCAACTGTTGTCGGTATCAAGAACGACAGTGTGGAGATGGCTGAAGGACATTGAGGGCTTTCCAGAACCGCTAAAGATCGGCGGAGCAACCCGCTGGCGTCGGGCTGACGTGGCGAAGTTTGTTTCTAGTCTTGCGACGATTGATCGGCAAGATGATGTAGAGGATTACATCAAGCGGGTGGCGGAATGATGGCAGCATTAGAAGCACAACCGACAGAAATAAAACAATTTATAGAGACAATTACGGAAGGCTGGGACGAATTAGACGGCAACCCAATGATTGAATTACGTGCGCTGCAGGAAAATGGTGCGCCAAACGTGGCGAGATTTGCACTTGATTGGATAGACGAGGCAGTAGATCACGCAGAGGCAATGAACAGCGCTGGTCGAAACGTTTATATGTGCATAAACCCTGTTGATGGAGAGAATATAGACGTAGGAAAGGGCGCAAAAGACGACGACATCATGGCCGCGTTTTTCAATTTTGCAGACGCAGACACAGATGGAGCAATGCAGAATATACTGTCGTTTGCTGGACCCAAGTTCACGATGTCGGTAAAGACAGGCACGCAGCCATTTGTGCGCGGTCACTGCTATTGGCGGCTGGAAGAGCCAGTTCGCAACCTCCAGGCGTGGCGTGAGGTGCAGCAGTCGATTGCACAGAGCCTTCAGACAGATGAGGTGGTTATAAATCCGTCTCGGATTATGCGTGTGGCTGGAACAGTGTCGTGGCCCAGCGAAAAGAAGAAAGCCAAAGGTTACACAGACGAAATTGTAACCATGCGTACGCAATTCAGTACGGATCGTGACCCAGTGCCGTTCGAGCGCATGATGCGTGCATTCCCAAAAGCTGAGAAAGTCGTGGAAGAGGCGGCGTTCAGCATCGACCTTGGCAAGCAAGCTATGGACAGGGAAATGGCGCAGCAGGCGATTATGTCAGGCGACGATTGGCATCATAACGTCGTGAGATTGGTGGGCTCGTATGTTGCAAAAGGCTTGGGCGATACAGAGATCCACGCCATAACAGATAATTTTACGCAGCCTCCCTACACTGTGGACGACACGCGCAGAGAGGTGCAGCAAGCCATAGATGGGGCGAGGGCAAAGGGCTGGACGCCGGAGCCGCAAATAACGCCGCAACAGGCGATACAAAGCATCAGCTTTGAGCCGGACACGCTGGTAGAGCCAACGCCCGATAAAAAGAAAAATATATTTTGGGCAGCAGAGGCGCAGCCAGTGCTATCGTCAAGTTATTTAGTTAAAGGGTGGCTCGGTGCGGAGCAAATGAGCGTAATTTATGGCCCTTCAAACGTTGGTAAGTCGTTTTTCGCGTTAGATATAGCTTTCCACATTGCAGCGGGAATGCCGTGGCAGGGTTACAGGGTCAAACAAGGGCCAGTGCTATACCTCGCGACAGAAGGCGGCAACGCGTTCAGAAACCGAGTTTATGCGCTGATGCAAGCGCACAAGATAGACAAAGTTCCTCTGGCAGTGCGCGCAGCGCCAGTTGATTTATTAAGGCCAGAGGCAGATGTAAAGCTAATCGCGGAGCTATGCCAAGAAATAGAGCAAGAGCATGGCAAAATGGCGGCTATATTTATTGATACGCTGTCAAGAGCGATGGCGGGTGGCAACGAAAACGGGCCAGAGGATATGACGGCCTTTATTAACAATGTTGATGCGTTGCGGGATTTTGCAAAGTCTCATGCTTCAATCGTCCATCATTCTGGCAAGGATACAGCGCAAGGCGCGAGGGGTCACAGCAGCCTCAGAGCCGCGACAGATACCGAGATTGAGCTGGAAAACAGCGAAGGCCTACGCACTGCAACAGCGACGAAGCAGAGAGATGTAGAGCCACGACCTCCGATTGTATTTCAGCTGAAAGTGCATGAGTTAGGCAGCGACGCAGACGGCGACCCTGTAACGACCTGTACAATCGAGGCAGCCGACGCATTAGATGTTCAAGACGCAAAGAAAAAGAAACCAAAGGGCAGGAACCAGGTTGCGCTAATACAAGCGTTCAATCAGATGCGCCAAGACGCTATTGGAAGTCCAAACTCAGGCGGTACAGGATGGCCAGAAGTGGGAAAATATTGGGCGATTGACGTCCAAGACTTCACAAGCTTTGCGAAGGGGAAACTGGGAGGGACGAACCCAAGGGCGGCGTTCCAAAAGGCTTTGGACGGCCTATTAGCGAGCGGATATATGTCGCAAAATGATGGATATTGCTGGATTTCAGCCAAGGAAGGCAGAATTTAATGAAAATGCTATGTGTATGAAAACAAAGGATAAGTGTGTAGAAAAAACTTTTTCTACAAGGGTGTTTTTGGAGTGCTAAAACCAGGGTGGTTGTAGAAATGTGTAGAAAAGACGAAGTTATTTGTTTTCAATGCTTTAGGTGTTGTGTTTTCTACAATTTCTACACTTTTCTACACTTTTCTACAGAAGGCTAGAAGTGTAGAAAATGTAGAAAATCCCTTTAGGGTTTCTACATTTCTACAGCCGCGAAATATTAAAAGGTAAGATTGGAGGAAGATTATGGATATCGGTGGTGTGAATAAGAAGAAGCCAAGGAAGGCGAGGAAGTCGCAGCAGCCGAGGCGGCCAGTTCGTCAGAAGAAATCGGACAGGTTGCTTCATGGGGACCAGGAGCCAAATACAATTATGGCAGATTACGCATTGGCTCCTTTGGATCGGCTGGCTTTGGATATGGATCGGAGGTGGGGTATTGATATGCTACCGGAGTTGGTTTCGGCAGAGACGGCGATGAAATATGGTTCGGCTATGTCGAAGTTGAATGCGGCTATAAACGATAGCGATCCAGCGATGGTGCGCGAGCGTGCAGAAATTGCTATGAGAGGTCTTGTCGCGATGGATAAGGAAGCGGAGGCGTTAGGCGCGCAGAGGGCGTCAACTGATGTCTGGGAGGTGCAAGTCGATGATGGCGTGACGATTGGCATCATGCGCGATGGAAGGTCGTGGCAGACGGTGAAAGAGCAGCGTCCAGATTTAAACTTGGTCACATTGCGTGAGGTCGCAGTTGCTTTACAGTTTTTTAATGCTAATCAGTTTATCTCTGAAACAAAGAAAAACTTTCCAGATGCAGACGTGATTGGAATATCTAAAAATGCAATCATGGATGGGGAGATACCATTTTGAGAGGGAATGATATGAACGAGAGAACAAGTGTATTAGTTGACGCTGATGATTTAATAAACGGCGACCGTCAAACCCATTACGGCGAGCCTGGCGAAAACTTCCAAGTTATAGCCGAAATGTGGTCGGCTTACTTGGGAAGCTATGTTAGCGCGCGAGACGTGTGCAACATGATGGCGTTGCTAAAGATTGCTAGATTAAAGAATGGGCAGCACAGGGATAGCTGCGTCGACGCTTGTGGTTATTTAGCTCTTGGCTTCGAGGTCGGAGACTGTTAACCTGTTTTTGCATGTGACAATCTCCCAGTTAGATGCTCCTCCTCAACTGGCCTGCGCGAAATGCGTGGGCCTTTTTTTATGGTGATTTGGAATGGATGACGATCACGACAGAGAAGCAAGTCGGCTGGCTGGAGAGGTCTACGAGTTTTGCGCTTGGCTTGTTGAAAGCGAGGGGGCAGATGCAGATGCGCTTATTTCGGCCATGACGGCAGCATTAATCCATATCACTCAAGAGCGTAATGAGGCAGAGGAGCAAACAAAGCAGCTTCTGGGGAGGATAATGTTCGGCGGTGGGGGTAAGCTGCATTAATGCAAAGAAGGCGCTGTATGGGTCGTTACAGCGCCTCTCAGGGTGGTTTAGGTTTTAGTTTGGGGTTTGCTTACAAATTAGTTTCGCTCTTCCAGTTTGTTTGCTTCATATACAGCCTTGGCAAAACCACGAGGTGTTGCGCTGCGAATATCTTTGGTTCGCTGTGACTTACCACCAAGTTTTTTGTGCTGTGTGGAGTATCCTTTTGGTACATCAACAGCCACCTTCGTTGGCATCTTGAAGCCACCACCTGTCCACAAGCAAGTCTTTTTTGGGTAGGCATCAAAGGGTGCGATGTACTCAGGCCAACGGGGGTGCTTTGCTTCATCGTACTTTATGTATCCACCAAATTCGTAAGGGTGGAAGTTGTAGTCAGGCTTACGCCATTTGGTAGCCAATACTGACACAGGGTTTTCAATGAAATATGGTACACCTAGATCCTCAAACAGATCGGCGCACCATTTGGCGTAATTGACTGCCTTGGTTTGAAAATCAGGATCAACAGCAGCTTTTTTCTTGAAGTGTGCGGCTCCACTAACTGCCATATCTGTGCATACAGGAAAGGCCATACCAAACACGATTTTTTGACCGCTAAACTTCATAAAAATATCTTTGTGTGTATTAAAGTCGTGTAAATCTGCGTGGCAATACTTGATGTTACCCTCTGTGCGGCCTTCCACTGGATGCTGGATGTCATAGGCGTAGCAAGTGTATCCTGCCTCTGCCCACGGTCTCAAAGCCTCGCCTGTAAAGTCGTACAGGCTGATCACTATACCTTTATTGCTCATCAGCTTGCTCTCCAAATTGCTAGCGCCTCATCAAAGGGCATGTCGTTCAAAATGCGTCGCGTTTCACCAGACTGCTTGTTAGTGATCCACTCACCCTGAGTAACAGTCGGGTGATACTTGGTTTGATAGATGCCAGCGTTGTAGCTGAAGTCACCCTTGAGCTGGACTAATACATGTGACTTCATCTTGCGCTTCAGATCACGAGCACTGAGCCAATCATTGATTTGATCCGAGCACCAAAATTCTAGCGTCTGTTCCATGCCGTCGGGCATCCACTCACAGGCATCAGTTTTAGGTAATGATTTGAAGTAGTCGTGTACCGCATTCATTGTAGCGCGGTAGTCACCTTTAAATTTTGGGTGGGGATACTCACTGTCACAGCCGCCGCGTCCATCATTGCTCACAATAGCAACTGGCTTGCCGTTTACATATAAGGAAGCTTGGTAGCAGTGAGTTTCTTGCGATGCCCACTCAGTGTGCTTAATAGCTTTTAGTTCTAGTTTCATTATACTATCCTAAATACACCACCGACAATCCCACTTCCAAAGTCACAAAGCATTTCTGTTTCTCCAGTGTTAATTACTTCGTTAGCGTTAAAGTCATATTGCTTTGCGTATTTTCTCAACTCTCTACGACCCCAAATGTCTTGGCGTCCTTGTCCGTCTTCAAACCACATTGTAAATAATTCTTTCTTGCTCATTGCTTTTTCTCCTCGGCATCTAGCCACCATCTTTCATCTTCCCAAATTCTGACAAAATCTTTTTTTGTTTTCGCCACCTGCGCTATTCTCTGCGCCTCCTCCTTTGATAAATCGCAATTGTTTTCGAGATTTTGTATTTCATCCAAGTTCAGCATCATACGTCCTCCTCTTTCATCAACTCTAATTTGTAGTCAGTAAAAAACGCATCTTTGTCTGATTTAAGAACATAATCCCCCCAATACATAGGCTGCCCGTCGTGCTTTTTAGGCGCAAAGTCAAAAATTTCTTCAACCTTATGTTTTAAATTTTGAAGCTTTCCTGCCTCTTCCATCGAGCAAGTAAACCCGTCTGAAAGACTGTCTAATATTTGCTTCGCGGCATTGTGAAAGTCTAAGATTGTTTCCAGCTCTTCTTTAGTAATTTGCGTTTTGTCTTTAAGTTTCATTATACTATTCCTAACATGATTGGGCCAAAGATTGCGGCTGAGATTGCAGCGCCCATAAGGGCGCCTATTGCTACTGATTTCATGACGTCACCTCCTTTTCCATGCCGCAGATGATGTTCGCCATGAATGACCAATAACCATCAATGACCTTGTCTTGGAGTTTGTCGCTTGCTTCTGGATCGATTGAGCCGAACTCAATAGCCATGTCGATGATGTCGCCATTGTAACAAGCGATTGGGAGAGCCAGACCGGACAGCCATTCGGCAATGGCTTTCTGTTTGCCAACTTGAGCAACTCTCCATCCGTACTCTGAGTTGAGCCGCTCGAGCAGGCGCTTGATCTTAGCCTTTCTCGTGGGCAGTTCGTCGCCGTCGTGACAGGAGGAAAGATCATATGTTACGGTGTCGAGGATGTAAGCCTCATAGCGTGGCTTGTAGACTGTGTGATGTACCTTGCCGCTCATGACTGCACCTCCGCCAACTGACGTGAACGAAGGTATCGTCCTGCATGTATTCCATCGAGAAAGGCTTTAGTTTCTTTAGCTGAACTACGATGCATCAGAATTGATGAGCCATTGTTATAGGTGATCCGATAGCCACCATAACAAGGTGCGTAGTTGATACCTAAAGGTGTATTAGTATCAAAAGTGTTTGCCAGTGCGACTGACTCTTCAAGTTGTTTCTGTGTTATTCTAGTAGACATTGCTCTCTCCTCATTTGCTTGTTATAGTATGTTGATAGGATGTTTAATGTATAAAGTCAACAACTAATTTACATAAATGTCAATTAATACGACAAAGCACACACGC